CGTCCCGTTCCTCAAGCTGCTTCTAAGGGGGAATTCAAAGTTCGAGCCGTAACACCTAATTCGGGTAACGGCTTGAAAATTCGTAGTCCAAGAAACAAATCATAAGAAAACATGGCAGGTTCAGTAAACACAACCCCGGGGTTCCAACTCCAGCCGAGCGCAGACCAAGTCCCGCTCTCGACAAACTACATCACCAACTTCAACTTTCTCAACCAGTATCTCCCTGATACTTACGAGAAGGAGTTCGAGCGTTATGGAAATCGCACAGTAGCATCGTTCCTCCGTATGGTTGGCGCGGAGTTGCCATCCAATTCAGACCTCATCAAGTGGGCTGAGCAGGGTCGTCTCCACACCAAGTATGTCGAGTGTGGCACGACAGCCATTGCTACTGCTAATGTCGCAACATTTCAAGTCAATGACGTCTTGAACGCTAACGGATTTGTTGGTGGCCATACAGCTAACAACATCGCTATCCGTGTCGGTCAAACTGTAATGCTTGACCAGAACAATGGCACCGGAAGTAACAAGGCTATCGTGACCGACGTTGACCTTACGCTCAATCAGTTTGACGTTGCGTTCTATGACGCTGGTGGATACGCTGGTGTTGCTGGAGCCCTTACGGACACTAATGTAACTGTGTTCATTTACGGTTCTGAGTTCGAGAAAGGAACTTTAGGAATGGATGGTTCACTCGAAGCTGAGGACGAAATCTTTGAGTGCAGCCCTATCATTCTGAAGGACAAGTATGCGGTCAATGGTTCTGACATGGCTCAGATTGGATGGATTGAAGTGACCACCGAGAACGGTGCGAATGGATACCTCTGGTACATGAAGTCTGAGCACGAGACCCGTCTCCGATTCGACGACTACCTCGAGACATCTATGCTGGAAGCAGTTCCTGCTGACGTGGTAACGTTTGGTCTGGCGGTATGCCCGCCGCTTTGGCTGACATCGATGCAATCATCTCTCGCTTGGATAAGCAGGGTGCCATCGAGGAGAACGTCATCTTCGTTAACCGTGACTTCGGGTTTGCCATCGACGATATGTTGGCTGCTCAGAATAGCTACGGTGCTGGCGGAACTAGCTACGGCTTGTTCGACAACGACGAGCAGATGGCTCTCAACCTTGGCTTCACAGGCTTCCGCCGTGGTTACGACTTCTACAAGTCTGACTGGAAGTACTTGAACGACCCAACTATGCGTGGTGGTCTCGCTTCTGGCGGAATCAACGGCATGATGGTTCCTGCCGGTAGCACTACCGTGTACGACCAAGTGTTGGGTAAGAACGCCAAGCGTCCGTTCCTCCACGTCCGCTACCGTGCCTCTGAGACTGAGGACCGCCGGTACAAGACTTGGATTACAGGTTCTGCTGGCGGAGCTATGACTAGCGACCGTGACGCGATGGAAGTAAACTACCTCTCTGAGCGTGCAGTATGCACCATGGGAGCGAACAACTTCTTCCTGTTTAACGACTGATTCTAACCGGGTATTGGGGGCGCAATCGGCGCCCCCACTATCCATCCCTTTAAATAAATTATTATGAAAAACAAAGTATACCGCTTGAAGCGGAAGAACACCCCTATCGCATTTATGATTCCCGGTCGCGGAAACGGCTCTAACCCCCTTCTGTATTGGGATGAGGACCGAGGAGAGAACCGCCCCTTGCGCTACGCGCGGAATCAGAAGAGCCCTTTCGAGGATGAGCAGGACGGCAACGCCATTGTTGAGCCCATCGTATTTGAAGACGGGTTCTTGAGTGTCCCAAAAAACAACCCTGTCTTGCAGGAGTTTCTCCATTACCATCCTATGAATGGTATTAAGTATGAGGAGGTCAACGAAGAGCGTGACGCAGGCGCTGAAGTTGAGCAGCTTAACCTCGAGGTGGACGCCTTGGTTGAGTGCAAGAACATGAGTATCGAGGCTTTGGAGCACGTCTCACGGGTCTTGTTGGGCATTGACCCCACTCGCATTACTACGTCGGAGTTGCGCCGCGATATGCTCATCTATGTGCGTCGCGACCCAGAGACGTTCCTGCGCGTAGTGAACGACCCAGACTTGAAGTTGCAGTCTAAGATTCAGAGATTCTTTGACGACAACCTGTTGTCTTTCCGACGCAACAAGACGGAAATTTGGTTCAACGGACCGACGAATAAAAAGAAGCTTGTCACCATTCCATTCGGCGAAGACCCTGTGGCTTTGGCTACGGCCTACTTGCTTAGTGATGAGGGCCTCGACCACCTTCGCTCTCTCGATGCTTTAATTTCAGAGTAGTACATTTGAGTCATGGACAGGTATATTTCAATCCCCATTAAGCCAGCGTCGGGCTCTCCGTACGAGAAATTGGTTAACGTCAGTTCAGTTACCATTAAGGACGACGAAGGCCAAGGCACTCTTCTAGTTGCGCAAAACATGTACGACCCACGAGTGTGGAGTTTTGATGCAAGGCAGACCACGGGGGGGCCGGCCACTGATGATGATGTTTGCGGATGGATGAGTCGCGCCATTGTGGCTTTTAACGGAGTATCTGGCCCTGTTCAAAAGGCTCTAGATAGTCCTAAGTTTTACTTCAGAAGCTTTTCTTACGTATCATCATGAGCACTAAATTTTTAGGTCCGTTCATCACTTCTTTTTCTGGACCGCGTTCAAGTTCGTCTACGCGTAGCTACGCTAACTTCTCTAACATCATGGCCATCGATTCCCTTTCCGGTGGTAACGAAAACGATGACCAGTACGCAGCGATTAAGACTATTCCTGCGGGATATGATTCAGGTTCAGATAGCATGTCGTTGATTGGGTTTGATTTTGTCAATGCAGACGGAACTGCTCCAGTTCCCGATGTGGACCGTGGGTATTTAAAGTTTCTCAACAGAAACCTCATCAACGTTCTTACGTCTAGACCTGACGATGTAGTTGTCCCTGTTGATTACACTGTCGGTCTTCAGACCAGACACATTAACGTATACACAGATTACACCTGATGAAAACTATTTCAACTCCGCTCCGTCGGATTCTTGAAGATGTGGTCGACAACTCACTCACCAGTCTGGGAGAGTTCGATTCATTTGACGCGAATACCTATGTCTTGGTCGACGCTAGTGCAAACTTCCCTACTACGGGTGGCGTTGGCGACATCGTATTTAATCCAGATGACTCTCGTCGATGGGCAACTATTGTTAGTGTAGATAGTACCACTCAGATTACTCTTGATGGCCCTATTGGCGCTCCGTCATATACATACTATTCCGTCTCACCTGCCGCTACCGCCTTCCAAGTTGTCACAGATAGTAATTCCGTCGCTCAGAAATGGATTAGCACCTATAGCGTAGGCGATAAAGTTACTTGTCTAGGGGGTCAAGAAATTACCTATTTCAACTTGGGAGTAGCTACAATCTTGTCTATCGACTATGATGCGACTGTGGGTTCAGAAACCGCTACGCTGACGTTGGATTTACCAATGTATACTTCCGATAATGTTTACGGATATGTGAAAGGGGAAATACAAACTATTCCAGTTAATGAGGTGCAGCTGGTAAACTTCATTCTCGAAGAAGATTCGTTCTACGCCGAGATTACTTTTAATGGAGATTCGGCTGCGCAACTGTATACGGGAATTGCTTCAGGTGATGAAGCGAGTTATCTTGAATTTGAGAAGAATTTTATGGATGCCGTTCAAAAGGTACTTCGCAGTCCTTGGCCTACAGCCAACGCTATGATTAAAGACTCTTACGGAATGTACTTTGAGTATTAATATAGTTACTCTTTCAGAATTCAAAAGAGCCACCTTCGGGTGGCTTTTTTTTTAGACCTTCGTTTCATGAAGCGTTGGCTCCTACTACTCTACTTCCCTTTATCTTCTTACGCCCAGTGCGACCTTGAGCTCCTTGACTTTAACTCCGTGAATGGGTTGGTTACGGTGGCGTTTCACAATACCAATGGTTGCGGTGGTACGGGCGGTCCCGATGGGGTGTCCGAAATTCAATTCGGATTCCAAGCTGTAGACGAGGACTGTAATGCCATGAATATCGGGTGGGACTTCCCGTTTGAATTTTCTATCTCGGGCACAAACAACCATCCCGGATGGATATTCTCTTCTACTACTACTGAGCTCGGAGGGAATTGGACGAACCTGTATGACGACTCTCTAGACCCCCCGTACTATACGGGGGATACGGTCTCGTTCCCTGTATTCAATTCATATCAGAACGATTGTGTGGACGGTGAGTTCTCCGGCTTTGCTAGTTGTGAGCTTTCTAACGTCATCGACTACTGGGCTAGTGAGGGGTACAGCATTCAGGTTGTGATATGGCAGATTAGCTATGGGCCTACTATGTATGCGGCTGACGGAGGTTGGGCTGAGGTTGGTGTTAATGGTGACGGTACTTCGTGGGGAAGCGGATTATATGAAGATGCCAACTTCATAGACAATTGGATTGTGGTGGGCCCATGCGGTGAGCCGCTACCTGAGGTTGTCGTGGACACGGTGTATATCGAGCTGCCAGCGGATACCGTTGTGATAGTAGAGTACGACACGCTATACATTGAGTTGCCGCCCGATACGATTCTTTTGGTAGAGTACGACACTACGTTTGTGGAGCTCCCTACCGATACGATTCTTTTAGTAGAGTACGATACCACCTATATCGAGTTGCCACCTATTTCCGTGGTGGTTTGGGACACGGTCTATATTACGCTTTTAGACACCATAATCGTAGAGGTAGACTGTCAGACTGGGCAGGAGTGCTTAGAGGTTATCGAGTGCCCCATATATGCTCCTAACGCCTTTACACCGGACAACGACGGGGTCAACGACACTTGGTTTATTGAGGCTCCCAACGACTGCTGGGACAACGTGTACATCAGGGTGTATTCTAGGTGGGGAGATTTGGTATGGGTTTCGAAAGACTTCAGCGAGAGATGGGACGGTGGTTTCGACAAGGCTTATGTTCGTGACGACGTGTATGTCTATCACTTTGTGGCTAGAAATATCTATAGCAATCAGTGGGTTGAGCGTACTGGTCACGTGCTAGTATTGAGATGATTATCTTTAGAGAATGATTGATTCAGTCCGTCAAACCGTGCTATCCATTCTTAATAAGAACAATTACGGTTACGTATCTCCATCCGACTTCAATCTCTTTGCCAAGCAGGCGCAGCTAGAGATTTTTGAGAACTACTTTACTGGCCTCAACCAAGCCATCAACGCGGAGAACGCGCGTATGTCTGGTACGGACTACGCCAATATGACCAAGGGCATCAACGAGGACATCGACATCTTCTCGGTGTCTAAGGATTTGACACAGAATACAAACAACCTGTTCTTTACACCAAGTGTCACAACCACCAGTGACGACTACTACTTGCTGAACAAGGTATTGGTCAACGGAGCTGAAGCC